GAGATTACTCAGTAGCTACTATAGACTTAGATACTATAAACCATTATGGTGCTGGAGCTTTTGCTTATGGGATGTTTTTTAGACAAGGATCAAGCGCTGGTTTTTTTGGTCAATCTACAGTAAATGCTAATAAAATAATCTCTACAGATAGTACATTTTTATCATGTACTAAAATGGGGGTTGGAGCTAGAGTTGATATAAATGCAAACACAATACTTGTTTCAGGTTCATCTGATGAATTTATGACTTGTATTAATAGTTTTGGAGAGCATTACATTAATATAAATGGTAATTTTAATACTACTAAAAAAATATATAGAACTTACCCAGCAGCATCTAATTCTGGTATGAGGCTTATTTTAACGGGTACCGCAAAAGTATCAGGTTCACAATTTCTAGAATTTACCTCTAATGAAAACAATGCTGAAATAACCTCAGATATGTGGGTAGAGGTAACAGGAAGTACTAATGCTATAACACATAATGGAAGTACGGGGGCTAATTTATTTTTAAATAGAGGATTAACTAATGAAACTGTAGATGGTAATGGTATTATATACACGGGGACAGGTAATTTAGTAGTAGATAATTATAAAATTACCCTATCAGGATCTTTTATTTCACCTACGGGATATTCTATTTCAGGTTCTTCAACCCAAGATATTTTAGTAATGGGTCAATTATCTTCAAATGCTTCTACTAGTACAGGTTTAAATAATACAGGACCAGGTTTAGTTAATACAGGGTATTCAGGATCTAATAATTTAACTATAGCAGGAGCTACAAATTCAACAGCATCATTTGGTTCTATGGTTTTAGAAAGTTTACCAACAACAAAACCAACTCTATCAGGATCTCTTTGGTTATCAGGTAGTGCGGGGCAAGGATCTCAGTACTTAGTAGTATTTAATGGAATTTAACATATTTATTACAAATAAACATTATGGCTTACAATATTCCTCCTTCAGTTTCAAAAACTATTATTTCTAATCAAAGAAAATTACAAGGACCAACAGGAGGGAATAGCAATATCCAAAATAAACTTCAACGTGGGACTGATACAACATCAACTCTTTTAATGACATCAGATCAACTTAGAAGTCAAGGACCTAACGGACCAACAGGAGGGAATAGCAATATTCAAAATAAACTTCAACGTGGAACTTCAACAGTTAGTCCTGTTATCTCAGATCTTTTAATGGTTGGTAAGGGACCTAACGGACCAACAGGAGGGAATAGCAATATTGCTAATCAACTTCAAACTTATTCTGGTGGGTATGTAAAACAAATAAAACAAAAATCAACAATACAAAGCCCAACTGGAGGGAATAGCAATATTGTAAATCAACTTTCACGTGGAATACCAGCATTGAAAAAAATAAAAGGTGACCTAAAACCTTCTAAATCATCAGGAATTAGTCCTAATAATCAATTATTTAATAATGCTCAAGCTGAACATAACCCAACAACCTCAATTCCATCAGCTAAACCATATCAGACTCAAACAGTAAGTGTTTCACAAAAACTACAAAAACAACAAACTGAAGGAAATGTTCATTTTGCACCTTCACAAGGACTTATAAAATTAATAAAATTACAAAAATCAAGAGAATTAGGAATTAATACAACGGCTATTGCAGCCCTTGCTTTTGCACCAAATGAATCAGGTGGTGGAAGTCAAACCCCAGGTTCTACACCACAATTAGAGTTAATAACACAAACTTCATTCCCTTTAATGACACAAGGTGGAGATTTTATTATAGCAAATCAACTTTAATTTTTTTGGTAATTTTTATTATTTTTAACGTATTTATACAACGATAATATATAAACATTAACACATAAATGGATTATTCAGTATTAGATTGGCAAGCATTTAGAAAACTTCCAGAAATTGAGGGTTTACCTCTAATGGAACAAAAACAAAGATTTTTAGCAATTCAAAACAATGTTAATTTACTACTAGAAGGTAGAGCTCAACAACAGCTTATGATGTTTATGATGTCTATGGCTGCTTCCGGAGGATTTGTTCCAGAAGTTACAGACCCAACAGCAGGACCAGAATTAGAATTAACAACAGAAAGTTTAATACCCTTAATGACTCAAGCAGAAGAGTACATAATAGCAGAACAACAATAAAATTAAAACATGGCAACTAAAAAAATTACCCAATTAACAGGATTAGTAAGTGGAAGCGTCGTTTCCGCCAATGATGTACTTCCTATAGTAGATCTTGCTAATGACATAACTAAAAAGATTACAGTAGATAACTTAGCAGGAGCAATGACTGCAAGTTGGGCTTTAAATGCTATTTCTGCATCTCATGAAATAACACATGAAGTATCCTCATCTTATGCTCAAACAGCATCTTTAGGTGCATTAGGATTTACAGTAGAAGCTAATATTTCAGGAGGTTTTACATCAACAGCATCCTTTGGAACATATGTAGGTGATACAGCAACTTTTATACAGGGAACAGGTTTAGATAGTGTAGCAGTTGGTCCTAACTCAATAGCCAGTACAGAAGGCGCAGTTGGAATAGGAAGTGCAGCACAAGGGAAAGGTGATATTAATTCTACCGCAGTAGGTAAAAGTGCAGTAGCAAATGGAAGAGGTGCCACAGCAATTGGTGATGATGCAGATGCAACAGCAAATCAATCAGTAGCAATAGGTGCAGCAGCAGCAGCATCAACTGTAGGAGCTGTTTCTATTGGTTTATCTTCTCAAGGAAAAGGTGGTGTTAATGCCACTGCAGTAGGTAAAAGTGCAGTAGCAAATGGAGCAAGTGCTGTAGCAATTGGTGATGATGCAGATGCAGTTGGAAGTAATGCAATAGCAATAGGAGCAGGAGCAGGAGCAGCGGGTGCAAATTCTATAGCAGTAGGACAAGGAGTAAATAGTGTCCCAGCAAGTCAATTAAGAATGGGTAATAGTTCAGTTATCCCATTATCAGCTTCTTTAACAACAGGTGATGTATTATTTCCAAGTACAGCATCAGCTGAATTTTTTGTAGGTGATGGTTCTCTTTTAACAGGAATATCTTCTTTATATGAAGCTGGATCAGGAACTCTTTCAATCCAACCAACGATAGATACCCAAAACACATCTTCAGGAGCTTGTTCTAGTATAGGTGGTGGAAAAAAGAACACAACCTCAGGAACCTATGGAAGAGTAGGTGGTGGATGTGGTAATCAAGTAACTACAAATAGTGTACATGGAGCTGTTTTAGGTGGTAGAAATAACTGTGTTGCTCCTGCTAATTCACAAACAGGAGGAGGTATAGTTGCAGGCCAAAACAATTGCGTTTTAGGTGGCTGGGGATTTATTGGAGGAGGATTTGGAAACTGTGCTGGTGGATTTGCACAAATAACAATAGGTGGTGGTCAAGCAAATACAGTATCTAGTGCATATGGTACCATTTCAGGAGGATATACTAATACAATACCAGCATCTTCAAATGCTTCAAACATTGGTGGTGGTGTTAAAAATTTAGCCTCTGCAGGATGTGCAACAGTTGGAGGTGGTCAACAAAACACAGGATCAGGAGCACATTCAACAGTAGGTGGTGGTGAATTAAATAATAGTACTACACTTCATAGTACTATAGGAGGGGGTAAAAATAATTTAATTGATGGTCAAACTTGTCAAGTTATTGCAGGTGGGCAAGATAATATTAGCTCAGGTCAACACAATGTAATAGGTGGAGGTTGTAAAAACGATACAGGAACTGGAGCAGGTGTTACAATAGCTGGGGGTAGATGTTCTACTGTTCAAGATGGGGCAAATTCATCATTTATTGGTGGTGGATTTAGAAACTGTGTAAATTCTAATGGACAAACTGGAACCTTAGCAGGTGGAATGTGTAATGTTGTAGATGCAAATAATTCAACAGTTTCTGGTGGATATAAAAATTGTACTACTGGTTATGCAAGTTTTGTAGGTGGAGGAATATGTAACCATGCTACAGGTTCAGGTTCAACAATTGGAGGTGGATCAGGAAGTTTTGCTCCTGGTACAATGGGAGTAGTAGGAGGTGGTTATCATAACACAGCTTCAGGAGATTGCTCAGTAGTAGTAGGTGGTACATCTGGTCAAGCTACAGGTCAACAATCAAGTATTGGTGGTGGTGTTACTAACCAAGCAACTGGAACTCATTCTACAATAGGTGGTGGAGAAACAAACCTAGGTTCAGGGGCAGCAGCAACAGTAGCAGGTGGAAGTACAAATATTGCTTCTGCTAATTGTGCAACAATAGCAGGTGGAAAGAACAACTTAGCTAGTGGTGTTATATCTACAATAGGAGGTGGTATAAATATTTCATCATCAGGAACAGCAGCAACAGTAGGTGGTGGTCAAAACAACGAAGCAACAGCAACAACATCAACAGTAGGTGGTGGTAAACTTAACATAAGTTCAGGTGCAGGATCAACAATATCTGGTGGATATGGTAATCAAGCTGTAGGAACATGTAGTATAATAGCAGGTGGACTTAGTAATTGTGCAGATGGAATACAATCATTTATTGGAGGTGGAATATTTAATTCAGGTTCAGGAGCAGGTTCAACAATTTCAGGTGGATCAGGAAGTTTGGCTGGTGGTGTTATGTCTACAATAGGAGGTGGTTCTCATAACACAGCTTCAAAAATCTACTCAACAGTAGCAGGAGGATTTAATAACCAAGCTACTGGTAATTGTTCAACAGTAGCAGGAGGATGTGGTAATGTTGCATCATCTTTTGTAGCTACCATTGTTGGAGGTAGAGGCAATACAGCTTCTTCTAATTATACATTAGTAGGAGGTTGTGGTAATACTGCAGCAGCAATAGCTGGAACATCATTTGGTAGAAATAATGCTAATAGTGGACAATATGGAACATTATCAGGAGGTTATCGAAACAGTGTTGTTGAACCAGGGAAATTTGCCACACTAAGTGGTGGATATAACAACGTAGCCTCAGGTTCACTTTCAGTAGTTGCAGGTGGATCAGGAAGTATAGCTAGTGGTGTTATTTCTACAATAGGAGGTGGTTCTCATAACACAGCTTCAGGATTTTGTTCAACAATTGCAGGTGGTGCTTATAACTGTACCATTAGTACTAAAGGATGTAATTCAATTCTTGGTGGACATAAGAACTGTATAGGTGGAGCTTCACAACATTCAACTATAAGTGGTGGATATGATAATAAAATTTCTGCGGGTTATAGAGGATTTATTGGTCAAGGTTACCAAAACTGTATTTCAGGTAATAATAGTGCAATTGTTGGAGGAAGTAGTAACGTTGCATCATCAACCAATAACTTTATTGGAGGAGGTGGAAATAATACAACCTCAGCAAATTATGCTATAATAGTTGGTGGTAATCAAAATGTAACATCAGGGGTTAGATCAGCAATAGTTGGAGGTCAATGTAATCTCGTCTCTGGAGCTTGTTCAGTAGTTGTTGGTGGTAGATTTAATACAGGATCAGCTGCATTTTCATCAGTATTAGGTGGTGGAAATAATGCAGTAATACATGCCTCAGCATCTGCAGTAGGACATGATATATTAACAGTAACAAGTTCATCTTTACACGTTAATAACTTAGTAATCCAAACAGGAAGTTTACCAACAGGAGATCCAGGAATTTCTGGAATGTTATGGTATGATGCAACAAGTGGATCATTAAAAGTATCATCTCTATAATAGAGAAAATTAAAAAACAATATAAAGAGCTTGGATTATTCCAGGCTCTTTTTTATATTACGGTTACATTTAAAAAAAGTATATGGAAAAATATTCTATATTCCACCTTGAGGGTGGATTAGGAAAACACGTAGGAGCAACAGCAGTTGCTTTGTGTATAAAGAACAATCACCCTGATAGAAAACTTATAGTAGTTTGTGCCTATCCAGAAATATATTTAAATCTAAAATTTGTAGATAGGGTTTATAGAATAGGAAATACTCCTTATTTTTATGATAATTACATAAAAGATAAAGATTCTCTTATTTTTAAACATGAGCCTTATTTTACTACAGAACACATTCATAAACAAATGCCTTTAATTGAAAATTGGTGTAGATTATATAATTTAGAATATAATGGAGAAATGCCTGAAATTAGATTAAATAAAAGGCAACAACAATTTGGGGTTAGTAAATGGATGAGGGAAAAACCTATTATGGTTATCCAAACTAATGGTGGTCCTTTTGAAGAACAACCTTATCCATATTCATGGACTAGAGATTTACCTTCAGAAAATGCTGTGGATATAGTAAATTATTTCAAAAATGATTATCATATATTTCAAATATGTAGAAATAAATCCCAAATAATTCCAGATACAGAACCCGTAATAGAACCAATGTCTAATATGGAACTTTTTTGTTTACTAGGAATAAGTCAAAAACGTTTATTAATAGATTCATGTTTACAACATGCGGCTTATGCTTTTAATTTACCATCAACAGTAGCATGGGTTGGTACATCCCCTTCTATATTTGGATATTCACTCCATAATAATATAACAGCAGACATTCCAGAGGGAGTAAAATTAATAGATAGTTATTTATTTGATTTTAATTTTACAGGAACTTTACATGAATGTCCTTTTATTAATGAACAAATTTTTGATTCAAATGATTTTATTAACTCTTTAGAACAATAACAATATGAAAAACTTATATTTCCAATCATCATTACCCCGCGCAGGATCAACATTATTACAAAATATAATGGGACAAAATCCTGATTTTTATGTAACACCCACATCAGGAGTTTTAGAACTAGTTTACGCAGCAAGATCTAATTATTCAGATTCACCTGAATTTAAAGCTCAAGATACAGAATTAATGAAAAAAGGATTTTTATCTTTTTGTACAGGTGGAATAAATAGTTATTTTGAAGCTATCACAGATAAAAAATATGTTATAGATAAAAGTAGAGGATGGGGAGTTCACTATGATTTTTTAAATTCATTTTACCCAAATCCTAAAATTGTTTGCATGATTAGAGATCCTAGAGCTATAATGGCTTCAATGGAGAAAAATTTTAGAAAAAATCAACATTTAGATTCTGGTATAGTTAACCATGCAGAAATGACGGGCACTACAACTGAAAAAAGAATAGACAATTGGGCTGCAGGCCCACCAGTAGGACTTGCAATGGAAAGGTTGTATCAAATGGTAAAAGAAGGTATTAATGAAAAAATTTTATTTATTAAATTTGAAAACTTAACATCTAACCCTGAAAAAGAAATTAAAAGGGTTTATGATTTTTTAGAAGTACCACAGTTTAAACATGATTTTAATAATGTAAAACAAATTACTAAAGAAGATGACGAAGTATATGGTATTTATGGAGACCATAACATTAAAAGTAAAATAGAACCTGTAAAAAAAGATTATAACCAGGTTTTAGGTACCCAAGCTGCAAATTGGGTTAAAAATCATTACAAATGGTTTTATGATACATTTAAATATTTTTAAATTTATTGTAAAATTAAAAAATGTCTAATAAAAAAATGTCTAAAGGAGAAGTACTAAAAATATTAGAAGAAGTAAAAGAAAATGTTAATACTTGCTGCGCCATAACAATGGAACCAGATGAAGTATTAGATTTAATAGAAAAAATAGAAAAATTTATACAAGATGTTTGAATACAACGCAACAACAGTAAGAGTAGTTGACGGCGATACAGTTGACGCTCTAGTAGATTTAGGATTTGATACTTGGAAAAAAGTAAGAATTAGAATGCATGGTTTTAATGCTCCTGAATCTAGAACTAGAGATTTAGAAGAAAAAAAACGAGGTTTAGCTGCAAAAGCTAGACTAATTGAACTTTTAGACTCCATTGATAATAAATTTATCCTAAAATCTCATGGGGTAGGTAAATATGGAAGATGTTTAGGTGAAATAATGTTAAATGATTCCTCCACAGCACAAGGCCAGTTAATAAAAGAAGGTCATGGTGTAGAATATTTTGGAGGTAAAAGATAAAAAATAGAAATTATGAATGGAATAAATTTATTAAAACGTATGCATCTCTTAAATGGTGATGTAATAGAGTTAAAATTAAGAATTAGTAAACTAGTAATATTAGATATTTTTATAAGCAAAAAAAGGTTTAAATTTTTAATATTTAATCTAGGTTTTGAAAGTGATAAAAAAAATAAATGAAAGAGTTATTTAACCCTCGTGTTATAGATTTTGAAACAAAGATAATAGCTAAACAAATAACAGATCATCACAGAGATGATAAATCACCTATTGTATTTATATGTTTATTAAATGGGGGTTTTATGTTTTTTTCAGATTTAGTTAAAAATTGTAATTTTGACTTTGAATGTGATTTTATGAGAGTAAAATCTTACATAGGAAAAAAGAAACAGGGAGATATAGAAATAACAAAAGATTTAGAAGTTTCAATTAAGGGTAAAACTATATACATCGTAGATGATATATTTGATTCAGGTAATACAATGAAAGCAGTTGTAGAATATTTAAACCTTAAACATCCATCTAATATAAATTTAGTTACATTAGCTAAAAGAAAAAATAATAAATGGATCCCCAAAAAACCAGAAGAAGTAAATACTTTTAGATATGGGTTTGAATTAGATAATGAATGGGTAATAGGTTATGGGATGGATAATGATAATGGTCATTGCCGAAATTATAAAACAATTTATAAAATTTAGGTTGGAATTTATATTTTTTTTTATTACATTTAATCACAAATTAACAATTAAACACAAATGAAAGAAACTAAAAAGTTTACTAAAAAGTATGAATGGGTAGGTGATGTTAAATCCTACACTGAACCACAAGACAATGAACATTCACTTAAATATAATGAACCAAATAGAGAATATGATTCAGAGTATAAACCTACTAAAAAAGACATAGAAACATTCCCAGATTTACAAAATGGTCCTTCATCATTAATTCAAGGTTCTCCTGTTGAAATCCAACAAGTAGGAATTCATAATTTTAGATTACCATTAAAATATAAAACAAGAGATAATGGTATTAAAGAATTAGAAACTAAAGTAACAGGAACTGTATCACTTGAAGCTCATAAAAAAGGAATTAATATGTCTCGTATTATGAGATCATTTTATGAATTTAAAAATGATACCTTTAGTATAGATAAATTAGAAACAGTACTATCAGCTTACCAGGAAAAACTAAATTCATTTGAATCTAAAATAGCACTTAAATTTTCATATCCTATTATTCAACCATCATTAAGATCAGGCTTAGAAGGGTATCAATATTATGATGTTACATTAGAGGGTGATTTAAATAAACAGGGTGAACTAAAAAAGATTATACATTTTGACTTTGTATACTCCTCAGCATGCCCTTGTTCATATGAATTAGCAGAATTTGCAAGAAAATATAGGAATAAAGCAACAGTATCACATTCACAAAGATCAGTAACTAGAATATCTATTGAATTTGATGATATGGTTTGGATAGAAGATCTAAAAGAAATGTGTGATAAAGCATTACACACTGAAACCCAAGTAATTGTTAAACGTGAAGATGAAATGGCATTTGCAGAATTAAATGGGTCTTATTTAAAATTTGTTGAAGATGCAGCTAGGCTATTATATGAGCAGTTAGTTAAAGATAAAAGAGTTAAAGATTTTAGGGTAATATGTTCTCATCAAGAATCATTACATTCGCATGATGCCGTTTCAGTAATACTAGCACCAAATAGTAATTTTAGTGGAGATGTTCCACATGAATTATGGTCAAGTTTAATACACATTTCATAAAAAATAAAAAATGGAAATATTTCAAATACCTAAGTATGACCCACAAACAGGAGAATTGAATCCTTATTACGCTGAATTAACAGGAAAAAATGATTTTAACCAATTAGAAATCCCCTTTGATTATAAAGGAGTTGATTTTGTTAATGAAGTAGAAGAATTTAATACAACATTTGGTAAACCTAATAATTATAAACCCACAATCCCAGAACAGAAAGAATGGCAATTCGTCTATGATTTCATTCTTGAAGAACTTGAAGAATACAAAGAAGCCTGTGAACGAGGAGATATCGTGGAAGTTTTGGATGCTTTGTGTGATATTGCTTATGTTTCCCTTGGGAACGGTACTATGTTACACGGCCTTAAGGATAAGATATGGCCAGCATATCAAGAAGTACAAGCATCAAATATGTCAAAAGCTTGTGAAACTAAGGAAGAAGCAATACAAACTGTCTCCAAAAGAGCTAAGGAACAGGGTGAGGAATGTCATTATGAAAAAGTAGGTAATTATTATGTAGTTTACAGATCACGAGATAAAAAAGTAATGAAATCAATAAATTATTTTAAACCTGATTTAGTTCAATTTTTTACAGGGGATGAATTAGCAAGAATAAAATTTGATAATTTAGGAATATAATGTATAAAAAAATATTTGCACAAAAAATAGGAAATAATAAACATAAAATTCATCTTTGGACAGATATAGGATATGAAAAAGTAGAATGGACAAACTATGCATATAAAGAATGTCCTGAAGCAGATGCTTCTCATATAGGTTTAAATGGAGAACCATTAAGAAAGACTAGTAAATGGAGTTCTGATAATTCAGGACTCCATTTTCATGATATGAAAATTCACCAAAAATTTTTAATTGAAAAATATGGAACTAATGATGAACCTTCTACCACTCAAAAAGAATTATTTTTTGATATTGAAACAGAAATGGGTGATGCTCTTACAGTTGAATATATTCAATCTGCACCAAAAAAAGTTACATCTATTGCATGGTATGACAAACAAGTAAATGAATGGGGTATATTAATTTTAGATACTAAAAATCAACTAAAACATAATAAATTTAAAAATAAAGAAATAACCCCCGTTAAATCAGAACAAGAGCTATTAGCTAAATTCCTAGAAAAATTTAGANAAATTGATCCTGATATTTTAGTAGGTTATAATAGTGATTATTTTGATATACCTTACCTATACTACAGGATGTGTAATGTATTAGGTGAAGATTGGGCTAGACATTTATCCCCAATTGGTTATGTAAGAGAAACACCTTGGTTTAAAGACCAATATATTCAAATAGCAGGAGTTGAATCTTTAGACTATATGCGTTTACATAAAAAATATAGCTGGGCAGATGAACCCAGTTGGAAATTAGATGCTATTGGTGAAAAGTATGCTGGTATGAATAAGATAGAGTATGAAGGTAATTTAGATACTTTATTTGAAACTGACATACAGAAGTTTATACAATATAACTTTGTTGATGTTGAAATATTAGTAAAATTAGATGAAAAATTAGAGTATTTAGCTTTAACTAAAAACTTATCTCATAAAGGTAAACATAACTATAGTGAAGTATATGCTAATACTAATACTCAAGATGGGGCTATTTCTGCATATTTGCTTAGCAAAAACATTATTCCACCAGCTAAAGATAAAGATGGTAAAGCAGAAAAAGGGTACGCTGGTGGGTACCTATTTTGCCCTAAAGCTGGGATATACAATTATATGTTTGATGAAGATTTAACTTCACTATACCCGTCAATTATAATGTCTCTTAATATTGGTAAAGAAACATTAATGGCTAGAATTAAAACTACAGATGATAGAAATAATAGATTAGGGTTAGATGATTTAAAACTTAAAGACCCAAATGAAATTGTTACTATCTTAAAAGATAAAAAAAGAGCAGAACTTCCAATAAATAAACTTGTAGAACATATTGAAAAAAATCAATGGACCATATCAGCAAATGGTACAATGTATGCTACAAATAGACAATCAGTACTATCTACAATATTGGCTAAATGGTTTAGTGAAAGGGTATTTTACAAGGGTGAAATGAAAAAAGCATTTAAGTCCGGAAATAAAGAATTGGGTACTTCATTTCATATGAAACAATATACAATGAAAATTTTATTAAATTCTCTTTATGGTGCAACTGCTCTTCCAAGTTTTAGATATGGTAATGTTCAATTATCAAAATCAATCACATTAAGTGGTCAACGAATAATTCAAGAAAGTGCTTTAGCAGCTAATAGACATATGAATAAAGTAATAAAAAATGAAATAATGTTATAATTATGTTAAGTAAACAATCAATAAGAAAAGAACACACTATATTCCTAAACAGAGTAGAAATGTCAAAAGATGAAATTCTAGAAATTACAAAAGACTTTACAGAAAATGAAGAACTAACCTTTAGAAAAATGCTAAAACAAGGTGGTATTTTTACAATCCGAGGTAATGAATATGAAATAAAAAGAACTGAGAATAAATATAGAAATAGTAAAGGTGAATATGAAGCAGCTGCTAAACCTCATAAAGACTCAGATTGGGAATGAAACATTTAGAAGATACACCATGGTGGATTTGTGATCCTGAAGATACTAATTATTGTGCTTATGTAGATACAGATAGTAATTATTTTCATGCTGAACCTATACTAAGACATTTATATCCTGATTTTGATAAAATGTCTGAAATTGAAAGGGAAAGTAAATTAGAAACAATTGCTTTAAAATACCAAGATATAATTACAGACCACTATGACATATTAGCAAAAAATACCTTTAATATACATAAATTTCCATGGTTTAAAGATAAAAAAAGAAACCATTGGCTAGAAATGAAAACTGAATGTATAATTAGAGCTTCGTATTTTAGGGCTACCCGAAGATATGCCCAATGGATTACTAAAGAAGATGGTACACCAAAAGATACATTAGACATAAAAGGTTTAGAATTTAAAAAAGCAAATTTCCCCCCCATTTTAGGTAAATTTTTTCATAAAGCATTGGTAGATGTTCTAAAAGGAGCTGAACAAAAAGAAATTGATGGGAGAGTTAAAGAATTTAAAAATCAAATATTAGGTGGAGAAATATCTTTAACTGAACTAGGTAATCCAACAGCTGTTAAGCAATTAAACAAACATGCAGGTAAACCTGCTAGAGCGGGTCAAATGTTTTCAACTCTTAATCATGTAGAAAATGCTAGGGGACATAAATTAGGAGCACCTGCTGCTATAAAAGCAGCTATTGCCTATAATGATCTAATTAGATTTTGGAAATTAAGTAATAAACACAGTTATATAACACAATCAGATAAAATTAAGTGGATATATTTAAAACAAAATCCATATCAACTTGAACAAATTGCTTTTATAGAGTTTGATATGCCAGAAAAAATTCGTATATTCCTAGAAGAATACGCAGACCGAGAAAAAGTATTTGAAAGTATATTAATGAATAAATTAGAGGGGTTTTATAGTGATCTGGGATGGACATTAAATTTAAACCCTTATATAAACCAATTTTTTGAATTATGATAAGTAAATCAATTTTACAATCAATTATAAAAAAGTACCATTTAGGAGAAATTGAACAAGTTAAATGGGAAATAGAAGATAATAAACTTGAAATTAATTTTGTTGCCCCAAGCAAAATAGTAATAGGTAAGGTAGAATGTACTGATTTCCCGCTAGAAGACGCTGATTTAGCCATATATAATACTAAAAAACTAGACACTTTAGTTGGGATTACTAGCGGAGATCTATTACTAGAATTAGAAAAACAAAATGAGTTATTATTAAAATTAAATATAAAAGATTTAAACTATAATTTATCATATGCATTATCAGATCCACTTTTAGTACCTAAGAGTGGTAAAGTTAATTCCCCTAATACATGGGAAATTGATTTACAACTAGAACATGATGATGTTTTTAATATTTTAAAAGCAAAAAATGCATTATCTGAAATAGATAATATGATTATTACTACTACTCAAAATTTAGATGGGAAAGTAGTATGTGAGTTTGTTTTTGGAGATGAAGCAGGCCATAATAATAAGGTAACATACCAAATTCAAGGTAATATTACTAAAGAAGATATGAAAATTAGATATAATTCTAATATGCTTAAAACTATATTAACTGCAAATAGGGATGCTGAAGATGGAATATTACAGGTTAGTAAAATGGGATTAATGAGATTAGAATTTAAAAATGAAACTATTACAAGTGAGTATTATATGGTTCCTCAAGAAGGAGGAGTTTATTAAGAACTTATTTTGTATGTATGTATAACTGCAAACTTAGGATGCACAACCGGCTCACCAAAATGGGAGCTATTTTATTAACAAAACATAAATTTAAGAATTATGACACATTTATTAAGAGAGCTAGACAATAGCCTCTCCCCTCGATTAACAACACCTTTTGACATATTAGTCAGAAATTTCTTCGATACCGAAGCACCATTTAATCCACTACATTCAGTCAAATTAAAACATCCAGTAGATGTTTATGAAGATGAAAAAGGCCTTCATTTAGAAGTAGCTTGTACTGGGTTAACTAAAGAAGACGTAAACCTTGATATTGAAGGAGACGTTTTAAGAGTTAGTTATGAAAAAACAGAAGATACAAATGAAGGTAGAAATTACCATTACCAAGGCATAGCAAAAAGATCATTTAACTTTGGATACAAAGTAGCCAATAGATTTAGATTAACTGAAGCTGAAGCTGAAATGAAAAATGGACTGTTAAATGTAACAGTTCCTTATTCACCACAATCAATTACGAAAACTAAAACATTAAAAATTAAATAAGAAAATTGTATCCTAGGTTTGCTTATTAAATTATTTTTCGTATATTCACCACAAATTAAAAAATTATAAAATTATGGAATTAGAAGCATTATTTGATGCAGTTATAGTTAAACCTCAAGAAGAGGAAGAGACTACCTATGGTTCAATAGTAGTACCAGATTTAGGTAAAGACAGAAATGAACATGGGACAGTAGTAGCTATTGGCCCCGGTCGTCATGTTGCTGGAATTGGGTTTATAAAAACTGAAATAAGTATAGGTGATAAAGTTATTTTACCTACAATTGGTTTTACTAAATTAGAACACAAAGGAGATGAATATTATATTGGTGCTGAAAATCAAATTTTAGCAAGAATTAAAAAAGAAGTTAAAGTTGAAGATATTTTAGCTGAAACCAAAGTTACACCAGAAGAAAAAACACTTTTAGAAAATGAGTAAAATTATAGAATTAGGCCCAGAAGCTAGAAAGAAATTAGTTAAGGGTATTGATCAAATAGCAGATGCTGTTGTATCAACATTAGGACCAAATGGAAGGAATGTAGTAATTTCAAAACCAGGTGAATCTCCACAATCAACAAAAGATGGGGTAACTGTAGCAAAAAATATTTCATTAGAAGATCCAACCGAAGAGTTAGGGGTTCAAATGTTAAAACAAGCAGCAATTAAAACAGCGGATAAAGCAGGAGATGGTACAACTACTTCTACATTATTAGCTAGAGAAATGGTAAAGGCTGGTTTATCAGCTTTAGATGATGGGTTAAATGCTGTAGATATTAAAAGAGGAATTGATAATGCTGTAGAGCAAGTAATAAATAATTTAACCCCTTTTCAAGAAGATGTTTCTTCACCTGAACAACTAGAACAAGTAGCTACTATTTCAGCAAATAACGATGAAACAGTAGGAAAACTTATTTCTAGAGCAATGGAAAAGGTAGGCAGAGAAGGTGTTGTTCATATTGAAGAATCTAAAACAGGAGAAACATATTTAGAAACTGTTGAAGGCATGCAGTTTGATAGAGGTTATAAATCCCCTTATTTTGTTACTAATAACAATACAATGACTTCTATTTTAAATGATGTTTATATTTTAATTGCAGACCATAATTTTACTTCAGTTAAAGAATTATTACCAATACTAGAAAGTGTTTCTAATACTAATAAATCTTTATTAATTATTGCAAAGGATATTGATAATGAAGCATTAGCTACTCTTATTGTTAATAAAATGAGAGGTACACTAAAGGTATGTGCTGTTAAAGCCCCGGAATTTGGAGATAGACAAAAATTAGTTTTAGATGATATAGCAGTTTTAACAGGTGGTCAAGTATTTTCTAAAGAAAAAGGAATGAAACTTGATAAATTTAGTTGGGAATGGTTTGGTGAAGCTAGAGTAGCTACAATTACTAAAGAAAAAACAACTGTTGTTGATGGTAAAGGTAGTGAGGAAGCTATTACTAATAGGGTTGAAGAATTAGCAACACAAATTGAACATTCACAAACTCCATTTGAATTAGAAAGGCTTCAAGATAGAATGTCTAAATTTGTAGGTGGAGTAGCAATTGTTCATGTAGGTGGAAATACTGAAACTGAAATGAATGAAAAAAAAGACAGAGTTGATGATGCCTTAAATGCTACAAAAGCAGCAATCGAAGAAGGAATACTCCCAGGTGGGGGTGTTGCTTTAGTAAGAGCTTCACAGGGAATNGAATATAATGGAAACCCAAATTTTAATATTGGGATTGATATTGTTAAAAAAGCATGTTGTAAACCTTATGAACAAATCTTAATAAATGCGGGTATAAATGAATTCCCTGAATTAGATTATAGTGATGAATGGGCTGGTTTTGATATTAAGCAAAATAAAATGGTAGACTTTAAAGAAGCGGGTATCATAGATCCATTTAAAGTTACTAGAAGTGCATTACAAAATGCATCTTCAATAGCAGGTACTATTTTACTTACAGAAGCCACAATTGTTGATAAGCCATCAGAAAATAATACACCCCAAATGGATCCATCTATGATGGGTATGATGTAATATGATTGTAAAAATTATATTTTTAATAATCTGTTGTATATTAACAATAACAAAGGATAAAATATGAAAACAAAGGTTATAGAAAGAAATGAGGTTATAGCAACAAGAGTACCACCTGGTGACAGGTGGTCTTTAGTTGAAGATTCTAAAAAAATTATTCACAAATCTTTAACAGATGCTTTGGAAGCGTACCTAGAAGTTAGTACATTTAAGGGTGAATATAGGTTAGCCCCTTTAGATGGTAAGTTATATGCTATTAAAACATCTGAAGAGGAGGTAAAACCCGAACCAATAAAGAAATATAATATATATGGTGATGAATACTAAGGAACACTCATTATTAGTAGAAAAATATCGATCAAAAACCCTAAATGAATATGTAGGGAACGAACATATAAAAACCCAAATACAAAAATATTTAGATCAAGATGACATTCAAAATTTCATTTTTTATGGACCCGCTGGTACTGGTAAAACTACTCTTGCTAAACTCATTATTAATAACTTGGACTGCGACCATTTATACATTAACGCTAGTGATGAACGTGGTATCGAAACTATTAGGGATAAAGTCACCAACTTTTCAAGTACTGCTTCGTTTCGACAGATTAAAGTTGTCATATTGGACGAGGCAGATTTCCTCACAATTCAAGCGCAAGCATCACTAAGAAATGTAATAGAAACATTTTCAAGATCCACACGTTTTATTATGACGTGTAATTTTATAGAAAGAATAATAGACCCATTACAATCTAGATGCCAGGTATTAAAAATAGTACCACCAAGTAAACAAGAAGTAGCAAAACATCTAAATAAAATAATAATAGATGAAATAGGAAAAGGTTTTAATGTAGANTTTCTTGTTAACATAGTTAACGCCCATTATCCGGATATACGAAAAATGTTAAATACAATTCAATTATCAATTAAAGATAATGAATTAGTACTTGATGAATCTATTATGGTGTCATCTAACTACATTAAACAGGTTATAGAAGAGTTAAAACAAAAGAAAACTAATTTTAGAAAACTAAGACAAATAATAGCCGATTCAGGAGTTAAGGACTTTGAAGAATTATATAGAGCTTTATTTGATAATGCCAATGAATATGCTAAAGGTAGAGAAGGTAGTATAGCAATAATATTAAACGAACATCAATATCATTCTAATTTTAGAATAGATAAAGAAGTAAACATAGCAAGCGCGTTAGCGAAAATAATAGAAATAAAAAAACCACAAGTAATATGAACCAACAAAATGGAACGGGTCTAAACATAGACTTTAAAAACACAACAGCAGTAGAAGGATTTAATGGAGAACAATTATTCGGTCAGGCCTTTGTCTTAAGAAAAGTAAGTAAATTTGTAGTAGGAGGATCAGAAGATGCTCTTTTACCAATTCCAGTATTTTATGACTTAGAAACTAAAAAAATACTATTAGATTCTATTCCTAAAGAATTAAAAGATGAATATAAAGATATGTCACTATAAATGGAGATATTATTTATAAAAGATAAAGAGTATGAAGTTTTAAATAAGGATGTTATTAATCCTTATAGAAAATATTATACTTTAAAAAATTTATATAATAATCAACATTATGCTTTAATAATTTCAGATTATAGAAAAGCTAACTTTGTAGTAGAAGGAAATATCACAGCCCAAATTCATAAAATAGGAACAAGTCCATTATTTACTGTAAAAAACCCGGATGAAATAATTTTTAAGACTATATCTTCTAAAAAAACATCCAATAAATTATTTAAGAGGTTTAATTTTAATAGTGGAACAGTTGATATAAAAAGACATATTGCTAAAACTTTAACATGGAGAGTTTTAGGAACTATAGATACTATAATATTATCTTATTTAATAACAGGAAATATGAAAATTGGGTTTACAATAGGGTCTGTAGAAGTGTTTACAAAAATGATACTTTATTATCTTCATGAAAGAACTTGGTATAAATTTTCAAAATTTGGGGTAAAAAAATGATGGGAAAGGGTATCCAAAAAATAACAATGAAAACCCAATTACTATTTAATGGGTGGTGGGCTCACTATCACCCTAATTGTTGGTTTAAAGACTCAGAAGATACTCAATATTTAGAAAAAGGTGTATTAGTTGGATTTAGACCTGAAGAAGAAGGATTAACCATGAAAGAAGCATATGAAAGATCCAAAAAAAGATAAAATAAGAAATATATTTGATTGGTTAAATCATATAACTTTGTATAAAACACCAAGTACAGAGTTTACCGATAACGACTGGGAAAATTTTAATTCATATATGGTGCATAGATTTATAAGTATGAATCAATATTATGTTGAAATCGCCGATTATGCGCAATCTTTAATGCCAAATATGAAAAAAGAAATATATAATTTTTATAAAGAAATGATACCAAAAAGCAAAACATATTTAAAATATGTTAAATCCCAAACTAAGGATTATAATAAAGAGTTAATAGAAAAAATAGCAGAATACTATGAAGTTGGAATCCGTGAAGCTCGTTCGTATATTGCTGTAATGGAAAAAGATGAATTAACCCAAATATTAGGAGAAATGGGGTTAGAACAAAAATATATTAAAAAATTATTTAAATGACAGAATCAGATGAAGTAGAAGAAGTTCTATTTGAAGCATATTATTTAGGAATAAGAGACCAAGTAATGAAAAAAGCCAATGATTGGATAAAGAGAAAAAAGATGCCAAAAGGAGTAGCATATCGAAGAGCACTTGATCGTTATAAAAAAGAGGGGAAAATAGAGATAGGCTCTAGTGGAACTTTCCATAAAGACAAAACACCATCAAATAAATGAAAAAAAGTAAAGTTATAGAAGCATTAACGGCACAAGCAAATGCAGATAAAGCAAAGGCCATGATGGCATTAGATTTATTAGAAAACCAAGCAGTAGGAATTGGTGATCATACAGTAAATGATTTTATGAAAGATGCCGTTGAAGCATTAGAATTATTAGTTGAAGCTGATGATAAATTAGAAACATTAAATAAATATTGGGGCGATCAACCTCTACCTTTTTAATATGGACCCAGTAAAAGTATTTGAAAAAGAATACCCTGAATTATCTCAGGAGTTTAAAGAAATTCAAGATGAAATGTATAGAATGTTTGCAGCTAAACATTTAGACTATGGATTAAATAACATCTCACTAGGTGGTGATTTAACCCAAGAAAAGGATAAAAAATTTTCATTAACGGGATTAGCAATTAGATTAACTGATAAAATTTCAAGATTAAGAAATTTATTAACTAATGGTAGAAATTTTGTTAGAGGTGAAGGAATGGAAGACACGTTTATAGATGTAGCTAATTATGGTATAATTGGTTTATTAGTAGGACGTGATAAATGGAAAAAATAAATGCCTAAAACTCCAACTATAGTAAGGGAAATCCAACAATCTCCAAAAAGAGAAGTAAATTATGCTTTTCAAAAGAATATTTCATATTCACAATATTCAATGTGGAAAAAATGCCCTAAACAGTGGGCATTACAATATAGAGATGGTCATAAAATTTACACCCCAAGTGTTCATACTGTATTTGGGAAAGCTTTACATGAAGCATTCCAACATTACATAGAAGTAATGTACACTGAGAGTGCAGCAGCAGCTGATAGAGAAGATATATTAGGATTATTAAAAGATAAACTTAGAGAACACTATCAGGATGAATATAAAAAAAACAATAGCCAACACTTTTCAGACCCAGGTGAACTAAGTGAATTTTATGATGATGGAGTAGAAATATTAAATTATTTAAAAAAGAACCGTGGAAAATATTTTTCTAAGAGAGGATGGCATCTAGTAGGAATAGAAACACCCATTACAATACCTCCTATACAGTATAACCCTAATGTTTTATTTATAGGATATTTAGATATTGTAATGTATAATGAAAAATTAAATAAGTTTAAAATTATAGATATAAAAACATCTACTAATGGTTGGAAGTTAAATTATGTTAAAAATGATGAAGATAAACAATTTCAACTTATTTTATACAAAAAATTCTTTGCAGAACAATTTGGAGTCCCAGAAAAGAATATTGATATTGAGTTCTTTATCACTCGGAGAAAAGTTTACACTGGGGGTGACTATCCTCAAAAAAGATTTCAAATGTATGAACCTCCCTCGGGTAAGATAAAAATAGGTAGAGCAACTAAAGCTTTAAATGAATTTATAAATGAATGTTTTATAAAAAGTGAATATACAACTAAAGAAATGCAAGCTAACCCAAGTAAATGGAATTGTGGTTTTTGTTCTTACAAAAATGATAAAAAATTATGTGGGCTAGGTGCGCATCTTTAAAAAGAATATGTATGTATGAATATACAAATAGTTATTAAAAATAAAAGATATGCCAAATAAAGAAAAAACACTAACTAGTGTTAAAATCCAAAGCGATTTATTCCAAGATTTTAAAATAGAATGCGTAAAACGTAAATTTTCATTCCAGAAACTTGCTGATCGTGCTATTCATTTATATCTTACAAATGAAGATTTTAGAAAAACAATAAACAATCATAATAACCTAGAACTATAAAAAATGAATAAAGATTTTAAATACCTCCCAAAAGATAAAAGAAAAAAAATACTATTATTATGTGATGATATTAGAGTTCATTCAGGGGTGGCTACTGTAGCAAAAGAAATAGTTTTAAAAACATCCCAACATTTTAATTGGGTTCAAGTAGCAGGAGCAATCAAACATCCTGATGAAGGAAAGAAATTAGATTTAAGTGAATCTATAAACAATGAAACAGGGCTAGAAGATGCAAGTTTAATTTTATATCCTACAAGTGGTTATGGTAGTCAAGAATTAGTAAGACAAATGATAAAAATGGAAAAACCTGATGGTATTTTCATCATTACAGACCCTAGATATTTTTCATGGTTATTTGAAATGGAAAATGAAATTAGAAGAAAATGTCCTATTATTTATCTTAATATTTGGGATGATTACCCAGCTCCATTATATAATAAAGCTTTTTATGAATCTTGTGATGCTTTATTAGGCATTTCAAAACAAACAGTAAATATTAATAAAATTGTTTTAGGAGATAAAGCTAAGGATAAAATTATAAAATATGTTCCTCATGGTTTAAATTGGAAAGTATATAAACCTTTAGATAAAAATTCTAAAGAAGTTCAAGATTTTAAAAATAAAACATTTGATAAAAAAGAAGTAGATTTTGTTCTATTTTTTAATTCAAGAAATATTAGAAGAAAACAAATCCCAGATACAATGTGGGCGTTTAGGATGTTTTTAGATAAACTCCCTAAGGAAAAAGCAGATAAATGTAGGTTAATTTTACATACTGAAATATCACATGAAGCTGGTACTAATTTAGAAGCTGTAAAAGAATTATTGTTTGATGATAAGTATCCAAATGCTATAAAATTTTCAACAAATAAATTAAGCCCAGATGATTTAAATTTAATGTACAACATGTCTGATGCCCAAATACTTTTAACCTCTAATGAAGGGTGGGGATTAACACTAACAGAAGCTATGTTAACAGGTAATCCTATTATAGCTAATGTTACAGGGGGCATGCAAGATCAAATGAGATTTGTTGATGAAAATGAAAAATGGTTTATACCTTCCCCAGAAGTACCTTCTAACAATTCAGGAAAATATAAGGAACATGGTGAGTGGGCATTTCCTGTTTATCCTGCTTGTAGATCTATTCAAGGTTCTCCTATTACTCCTTATATTTGGGATGATAGATGTAAACCAGAGGATGCAGCAGATAGAATTAGAGAAATATATGACCTTTCTCCTAAAAAAAGAAAAGAATTAGGTCTTAAAGGAAGAAAATGGGCTTTAAGTGAAGAAGCCGGTTTTACAACTGAGATGCAAGCTAAAAGGGTAATAGAGGCTATAGATGAATTATTTAAAACTTGGAAACCTAGAAAGAGATATGAATTAATAAATTCTAATATTAACATTAAACAAACACAAACACATAATTTAGTATATTAATATGAAACCAATATTTGTAATAAGTTGCCCTATTGATACCTATTCAGGGTATGGGGCAAGAGGAAGAGATGTAGCAAAAGCTATAATAGAACTAGATAAATATGATGTAAAAATTTTGCCTCAAAGATGGGGTGCTACTCCTTGGGGATTTATAGAAGATCACTCTGAATGGGAATTTTTAAACAAACATTTAGTTTTTGATAATAGCCAAATTACCCAAAAACCAGACATATGGATGCAAATAACAATTCCAAATGAATTCCAACCACTTGGACATTTTAATATTGGTATGACAGCAGGCATAGAAACTACCTTATGTAAAAAAGAATGGATTGATGGGGGTAACAGGATGGATATAATATTAGGATCCTCAGAACATTCATTAAATGTATTAAAAAATACTAAATATGAACAAAGAGATAATAAAACCCAACAGGTTGTCCAAATAATAGAATTAACAACCCCTACAGAAGTTTTATTTGAGGGATTAAATTTAGACATTTATAAAAAAACAGACTCAACATTTGATCTTTCTAATATAAAAGAATCATTTGCTTTTCTATTTGTAGGACATTGGACAGGAGGAGGATTAGGACATGATAGAAAAAACATTCCAGCTTTAATAAAGGGTTTTTGTGAATCCTTTAAAAATCAAAAATCACCACCTGCTTTAATATTAAAAACTACAACGGGTATTCCCTCTTATATAGATAGAGATAGAGTTTTAAGTATGATCCAAGAAATTAAAAAAACCGTAAGAGGAAAATGTCCTAACATATATTTACTTCATGGGGAATTTACAGATAAAGAAATAAATGATCTTTATAATCACCCAAAGATTAAAACAATGATTAGTTTAACTCGAGGGGAAGGATTTGGAAGACCTTTACTTGAATTTACTCAAACTAAAAAACCAATCATTACTACAGGATGGTCAGGTCATACGGATTTTCTAAAACCTAATATGAGTACTTTACTTCCTGGAAAATTAATTGATCTCCATCCTAGTTCAAGAAATGATTGGTTTGTAGAAGGGGCTAAATGGTTTGAAGTTGATATTATGGCTTTAGGAAAATCATTAAAAGAAATGTTTAAAAAGTATAATACTTTTTTACATGGGGCAAAGAAACAAGGTAATTATTGTAAAGAAAATTTTAGTTATGAAAAAATGAAAGAAAAATTCAAAAGAATTCTTTCTCAAAACTTAAAAGAAAAGCCAAAACAAGTAGGACTAAATTTACCGAAATTAAATAAAGTTTCAAGTCCTCCACCTAAATTAAATTTACCTAAATTAGCTAAATCTAATCAAGATTCACCTAAATTAAAATTACCAAAACTTCAAAAAGTATAAATTATGCAAGGTACAGATAAATTAACAATATGTCCTAGATGTGGATCAGACGCATGTTATGTTACTGAAGTAAACCAAGATATAAATAATTATTTTTGTTATGGATGTGGTTTTCAATCAAACACGTTAATGAGAGAAGGAGAATTATTAATGGAAGAACAAATGGATGTTCTTCCTGAGCTTTATAAAGATTTAAAGTTTGAACATGAAAGTGGTCAAATATGGTTCCCTTCAACAATAAATTTAACAGAACAGGGAATGGTATTTGCAAACGGGTCTACAACTGATAATTGGGCATGGGCTGCTGTTAAATCCATTGAAGTAACTGAGGAAGAAAAAGAAAAATATCCAATACCTAATAAAGAAGGGGAATATTATAAACATAGGATGGATATGACTACTATGAAACAATTTAAAGAACGTGATTTTATAGAAGCTCTTTCATATATTGGGGTATTACCAGGTTAAAAAATATGAAAATAAGTTATGCAATTACAGTCTGTAATGAATTTTTAGAAATTCAACGACTAGTAAAATTTCTATTAAAAAATAAACGTAAACAAGATGAAATAGTAATACTATTTGATTCTAATAATAAGGGTAATGATGTTGAAGAGTTTTTAAGGGCAAAATCAGTTAATGGAGAATTTAATTGGGTCCCTTATAAATTTGATGGTCATTTTGCTAATATGAAAAATCAATTATCTTCTTTATGTTATGGAGATTATATTTTTCAAATAGATGCTGATGAAATTCCCCATAAATATTTAATAGAAACACTCCCAATTATATTA